TTCGTTAATTCCCTCTATAGGAAATAATTTCTCAAGAATGTACTTATTATGAATCCATTGCCTATATTTAGGAACAAGACGAACTTCAGTTACTTCTCTAATAAATACTCCTTCTGGAGTTCTATCCTCATAAGTTCCTAATCTTTTCTCAAATTGATCTTCTGACCAAACAATTCGGTAATTCGGATAAGTACTCTCGAATAATCCAAAGTGATCAGATAACTTTCTATTAATTTCGTCAATGAATATCATAAAATTGCGCGTGTTTTATCAGATGCGCGCCCCCTGTTTTTTCCTATGATACAGCCATTACGTAATACTTGGCACTAATCGGATCGTACACTAGAAACACAGGGCGATTCTGAACTGGTGTATATCCCGTGATGATATTACCACTTGTAAGAAACGCGCCTGGTGAAGCATTAGTAAATATCAAACACAACATATGAGTGCCGGTAACTGGAGCAGTAATTGTAGCAACCTGCACAGTTCCAGTAACAAATGTCATGAATGTAGTAGGGGCAATTGTAGCAGCAGAAGCAAGCGTGACAGGTTGAGGCTGTTGGCTGCTCTGTGTTGGTGCAATGTTCTGGTGATTAAGATCGCTCATTTTAATTCTCCTTAATAACCAGAAGGAACAGCCAAATTATCGATATAAGCTGTAGCAGCAGGATTGCTTACGAATGTCTGCATACCCACAACCATATAGAAAATATCGGCCGTAGCAACACCACCAGAAGCGCCGCGAATTTCGAAAATCTTCCTACCATCGGTTGTGTAGAACCCTAGAGGAAGAATTTCACCACGGCCCCAAGTGTCATCTACCACGAAATCGACCCGCTTTTTATCCCAATTGAAGCTAGTCTTGAGCGGCGCTCCAGCCATTTGCATGGAATCAAAATACAGATCGAGTGCTTCTTCCTTGCTTTGCTTCTGAATAATTGATACAAGTTGTCCAATTTCTTCATAAGCAGACTTCTGGCAAGGATGTGTCCAAGCATTCGGATTGAAATTGTTATCAATTCCAGAACGATTTCCAATCTTGTTAATGGCAAGACGAGGAAGCGGCAATGTTAATGCACTTGCTCCACCATTAACACGATTAGAACGAATTTCTGGTGTAGTTGAACGGCTAAATCCAAGCCAAGTCCCTGTAGAGGCGTTAGAATGATGATAGGGAACGCCAAATAACCCAGGAAGGGCAGTTGGAGAGGAAATACCGTTGGTAACAATTAGATCCGTTGCAATAACACCAGCAATTTGCGGAGTAATTGAGACTGAATTACCTTCAACATCCCAATTTGTAATTACACCTGAACCCCGCAATGTTGCTAATGTAGTGTCAAAAACCTGCACGGTCTGTCCATAACGCATTAAACGCACACCAAATCCATCAGTTGTGCATACAATAACATTAGCACCACCAGCAGGCGTATCACTTGTTACCGTACCAATTACGCCATTACCAGACTGCATCATTTGAGCATCAATCTGACGACGAAGCTCATCAAGTGCAGTAGCGGTCAATCGACGAACTGAATTAACAATTGCTTTTCTTTCATCATCAGTTGCCCACTGAGAAAGCTTTGTATACTCAATGTTTTCTGACATGAAAACTGCTGTTAATACAGCCTTGTCGAACGTTGGACCACCACCACGACCTAAGTCGCCGCCGTCAGCATTGAAATACTGAAATGAACCACCTGGACGTAATTCGAGTGGTACGCGCATTTGTCGATTACTAATTTTCTCGACATCACGCTTTTTGATATGCGCGAAGAACTTATCATCACGCTCGAATACGGTACGCAGCTTAGGAATAACTCTTTCGAGTTCTAAGCCTTGAACCTGAGCTTCAACTAAAGCCATTTTAACTCCATATAAGTCTAACGCCGTCAAGAGCAGAAGCGGCATTTAAGACCAATGTATTTGTTGGTGAATTCAGACCAATAGATGTAGGATCTGTTTTGTGAAGTTCAATTCCAGTATCACCATTTACACCCTTTAAGATAATTAGAACAGCATTACCCGCAGGTGGAACTATAGTGATAGCTTTAGGAGTTGTACCTCCACTTGGCGGTGTTATAGTGTTATTTCCACTAGCTAAAGAAATAACATCTACTTTACCAGGACTAACACCATTAGTTGCGGCAACTACATCGTATTGTCCAATGAAATCGCCAGTTAACTCATGGAGAATGCGTCGTACTGAACTTACCGCCATTAGTCATCTCCTGCCATCAAAAAGTCTAATGTTTTCATTCCTTTTGGAATTTCTTTAGGACTACTTCTTGGGGTAGTCGCGCGCCCCGGTGTAATTGGTCCTTTTCTTGGTCCTTCTTCATCCTCAACAGTAGTTGTCCTCTTGCCTAATCCCTTTAAGGCATCATTTCGGGATTTCTGAATTAACTGAGGTAATACTGTTTTAGCTGCACTTAACCAAGCTGACCTTATCTTTTCGATCGATCCCTGTGAGTAATTGCTTTCACTCGCCTGTTTCCATAACCGATCCATTATGGAACGAAATCGTTTGTCATCAGCAAGAACTTTATCAACTTCCTCGAAGCAATCGCGCACCGCATTCTTCTTAATATAAGAACTCATCAATTCCTTTGGATCAATATTAGTATCGATGGTTGACTTGATTAAGTTAGTAACGCGCGTTGATAAATCACCACGAGCAGCTTCAAATCTTTCTTGATTAAACTTAGCACGTTCTTGCTGAAGTTCATTTGGTTCAGAACTACCAGGTTTACCAAATGTAGTTGGTGGAGTAAATTGAGAATTGCCAAATATAAATTGATTAAGAAGAATAGCAGCATCTTTCAACTGCTCATTCTGTAGGCGTTGCGATTCCTGCGCCATTGCCACAATCGTATTCTTAATAACGTTACCAATAACATGATAATAAGCATTCGAGTCTACTCTTGCCAAGGTAGGTAAGTAATTATCAACAATTTTAGCAAATGATTCCTTATCCTGTGCTAAGACTGATTGAAGTACTGATTCAGAGTTACCATTAAGCAAATCACCTTCAAATTTCTTTAGAGTCTCACTACGTTCAACAGCTTCGCGCGCATCATCTAACGTAGGTAAAAGTTCTGCATACTTTTGTTCTCTAAAGTAAGACTTTTCGAGAAAGGGAAAATCCTTAAAAATAGTTGGATACTTAGCTAGAATTTCCTTTCGTCGCGCGTGCGTAATAATTTCTGGTTCAGGTTCAACTTCTTCTATCTTAACTTCTTCTTCTGGTTCAGTTACTTTTTCTTCTTCAGAAGCTTTTTCTACTAATTCCTCATCTTTCTTAAGCAAATCTTCTTTTACTGGTTCATCTGGAGCATTAAGAACATCCAGAATATCATCACGACTTAATTCAGGATTGAGTTCCGACATTTTTCTTCACCTGTGCCAACATAGGCTTTTGTTGTTTAGGCTTCTCTTGATTAGGCTGAGCCATCGCCTGCATATACTGAACATGCCTTTGTAAGTGTAGAAGAATATTTCTATAGCCAGTTGGATTTTCTATTTTAAGCAATCTCCCTTCAGATGAAACTAGGAAAGATTTAGCAATCTCAATATGAATTGGATGATGATCAACAAGAGGCTCAATGTCTACAGAAGGTACTTCCTGTTGCATCGTTCCTTGTGGGCTCTGAATTGGAATTACTGTTGGTTCAGACTCAAGAAGAATACGAATTTCTTCATATTGCTTCTGCCTATCTGATTCACCAGGAATTACAAATTCATCGAGACCGAGTGCGCGCGAAATTAATGGAATATTTTCAGGTGAGGTTAATGCATCCATTACTTCAGGATTAGATCCCTGAAGAAGTTGCATCATAACTTCTCTCTGTTGAGTCCAATTGATTGGTAAGTTTTCATTAGCTTCTAATTCTACGGAACCAATTTTGCCTTGAAGTTCCGCTCTACGAATAAAGGTGTTAATAAAATTACCATTTGGGGATTTCTCAACAAATCTTTCATCATCAACCACAGTTTTAATGTACGATGGAATAACTTTAGAGAATATGTTTTTCCACCAATAAGTAAGAACCTTCCAAGGCGTTTGAAGGCGTTGTAAAGCCTGTGCGCGCGACATCGAATATTGAGCAGCAGTTTTACCACCTGAAGATTGCGCGCCACCAAATAAACTAGGTAATGCACCTGATACAAGTTGTGCTGCTTCATTTATACGTGTTGCAAATGGTTGTACTTCTGCGCTAAGTGACGCGGTGCGTACTTCATAAAAACTTTCACCAAGAGATTTTCCAGTAGGAGTTTTAGCAGGAAATATCATTCCTGGTGTAGCTTCAGTTTGTCTATACTGATCAAAATTAAGCGTTACTGGATCAGCAAAAGTTTGTGGTATACCATGTTCAATAGTTTGAAGAACTAAGTTGTTTAAGTCATTAGTAATATCCTGTACCGAAACTAGAAGCAATCCAAGAGGATCATGTTGTAAATAATCTGATAATGGATTATAAGTTAAAGTCCAAGAATCATCTAATGCTTCATTTTCAGAATCAGCAAATTGATCATTAACGAGAACTACTTTCGCGCCATTCGGAAATAATTTCTTCAAATCATCTACATCATCCTCATTCGGCAATACATGGAATGAACTAGGTCGTAACCAGCAATTACGGACCGTAACTGTATTAAGAGGATATTCTCCTGCATACTGTGTGGAAAGTCTACCCCATCTTTCATAAGGATCGTACATTCCACCAGAAGTAATCTTACCTAAATTACCACCAATATTATCTTTAAGCTCGGGATATCTTTCAAGTACATTTGAGTAATGAGTTTCATAAGCCCAAATTAAATAAGGTGTATCAGATTGACGTTGCGCGTAATTAGCTACTTTAACAAATAATCCACCATAAACTTCAATGCATTGTCTAGTTTTAGGTTTAGAAGTTACTCCAGTTAATTTAGTTACTAATATTTTTTCCTTTACAATTTGCGGTTCAACTTGAGCTAAACAGTTAGGGCAAAGTAATTTATTTTCATTCTGGACCAAATTTTGAAGATTCATATCTTCATCATCTGGTGCATATTCATCCTGTTGTTCATCAGCATTTGGACCAAGCTTTGACCCACAAATACCACAATAAGGAACATCTAT